GCCGCTTGCTCTGGAGAAAGTGACTCCATGAGTCCACGGGTCATTCCAGCCTGATCGGTCATTGTGCCAAGCTCAGATTCACGGAGGCGAGCCATTGCATCCGCTTCGCCACCAGCAGCCAGATCACGAAGTCCTTGGAATCCAGTCACTCCTTGCTGACCAAACTCAAAACCCTGTTTGATGAACTCTGGGGAGTACTGCTTGTTAAGGTCTAGAAATTGCGGGAGCGCACTGCCGTAGTACCCAACGGTTCCTGCAAGTTGTTTGTCGGAAATACTTAAACCAGTTTTTTTGTTTTTCTTGAATATGTCAACTGGAGCAGGTGCTGGGCCTCCACCCTTGCCTGCTTGAGATGCACCATAGATTGACGCCCCAGCCCCAACAACCATTGAGCCAATCCCAATAGCAGCCATACTCATGGTGTCACCTCGCTTTCAAGATTTAATGGATGTTTTTCAATGTTAATCATATCGTCAATTGCGTTAATTGTCACAGAACTAGATACATTCTTGCTCCATGCTGGAGTTATATCTTTATCATTTAATAAAGGATTGTGTAGTTTTTCTGAAACTATTTTTACGATCTCGTCTGGATCTGTTATATTTTCTGGGTTTGGGTGAAATGTAGTCCATGTGGTATCTTGTTTCACATGCAAAAACCTTTTGGTTCCGGGGGTGGTAATCCCCATGTATGGTGCAATATGGGTAATTGGCCCGTCTGGGGTGATGACATCAACCTCGCCAGTGCTTATTACAAACGGATGCTTCGTGTTGTGAGTAACAGACATCACCAAAGAACCTGCTGGCATGAATATGGTTCTGGTGTATAAACCGGGTGTAAAAACATGCGTTAATGGTAGGTCAATCTTTTCTTCAGATTGACACATCGCATACTCAATCTTATCCACCTCGCTACAGGTAGCGAGTACATCTGGGTCGATGTGTGATAGATCAAGGTTCATATGTTGCTATTGCTTTTGCTATGTGCTGGTTCATCCAATTACCATTATATTTGCGTCTTTGGGGTCGAAATATGTATTTGAAGTTGGATCTGTAATATCCATAATAAAAGATGTTGTTGTTTTTGATCTAACTGCGATAATCATTCCGCTATCGTTACTAGCTGCTGTGTCATTGTTTGCAGTCCCGACAACGCAATAATTGGCATTTGGCATTGGAGTTAACGCATCAAATGTGGCGGTATACCTCCCAACATTTACTCTTGCTATGGTGACATTTCCTCCAAATTGTGATGTAACCCCAGCGGTTGACCCAGCAAATACAGACCAAGCCCTAACCCCATAAATAGGAGCAGAACCACTTTGGTTGCCATCTAGCTTGGCTGCGGTAATAGCGGAGTTGCTTACGGTGGAGGCGGTGGTTGCCGATCCTGCGCTATTTGCATAGTTGACGCTGAAGTTGGATGGGTTCCAAACATACATATTGCTACCATCATTTCCGCCCCACAACCAAGTTGGCTGACCTCCTTGACCACTCCAGTTGAAAGTCATTGCAGAACCATTCCCGCCACCATTAGAAAGCGTTGATGCCTTTGTAGCCAATGTAGATGTCGCAGAGTTACCAGTACACGACCCAGACGAGCCAGTCACACTACCAGTCACACTACCAGTCACACTACCAGTCAGCGGCCCGGAAAATTCAGTAGCTGTTACGGTTCCGTTTACTTGTAGTTTTGAGCTAGGCGTGGTTGTTCCGATGCCGACATTGCCATCTGGATTTATTCTCATTTTCTCTCCCGAAGTAGTTCCAAGGGAAAGTCCAGAGGATGGCAGTGTCCAGAGTCTAGTTAGATTGTTTGGGTCTACATCAAAAACAGCTTGGATTTCATTATTGGCGGCATTTAACAATTCAAGTTGACCACCTTCCCCTCCGGCTCCCTGAATCCTAATTGCTCCACCAGCTACATCTAATTTAGCATTTGGACTGCTCGTTCCAACCCCAATATTGCCGCTTGCGGTGATACGCATGCGTTCTTGGGCTGATGTTTGAAGCGTCACCGCACCCGCGCCATAATGAGCAATAGATACAAGCCCGGTTCCTGTGTTTTCAATTGCAAGATCACCATTTGCCCCAGCCCCACGAATTATTCTTGATTCATAATCAGTCCCCGGAACGGCATGAAAGTCAACATAAGAACTTTGATTAGTTGTAATGCCGCCGCCGAGTTCTAATCCGGGCTGCATGCTGGTTGTTCCGCTTGACCATGTGGGTGCGTATGTAGACAACTTCTCCGGGGTAACATTGCCATTGGTAATGGCATTGGTTGTAACCGAACTTGACGCAAGTCGGCTGGAGTTGATGGCATTAGCAGAGATGCTCAACTTGCCAGACGCAATATCCAGTCCACCGCTTCCACCAGATCCACCAAGAACAGCATCACCAGTCATCACGGTTTCGTCGATGATATTATTCATCTTCGTGCTAGTAATCGTGTCAGTAGCCGTAAAAGTGTAAGTTGTATTAACCGCGCCCATAACTTATTTCTGTGAGATTATTTGTCTATTTGTTACTGATCCAGCAACTTTGATTGAGTTTATCTTGGCTGAACCCTGTGTTCTTGTCAAGATCATGGTTCCTGTATAGCCTCTAATGCCACCAAGCCTGCACCTAATGCTTGCTGTTTCAGCCTCTGATGGGTTGGTTGACTGCAGAACTTGTCCATCAAGGAATTGAGTAGTAGTTCCAATAGTCGATGAGTTGTCTGGGTCTTCAGCGGCGAACTCAATTAGGTATTCAGAATTTTGGCTGGGCAACCCCTGCATATTGATCTGCGAGTCGGTGTACCTTTTGCGCTCCAATGTCTCAAGGTCGTACCCACGGGTAATTAGTTTAGACAGAATGGGTGCAGATGTCTTAACATTATTAGTGTTGGACACGCTGATAGTGTCGTTAGAGTCATCAAACGCTTCTAATTGGTGCAACCCACCGTTAGCAGTCACAGCATATAGGTTGTTCCTTACCCCCGCTGAACCAACAATAAGGTCTTCGATCAAAAATCTAGTATCACCAAAGGTATCTAGCGACTCCCAGCCTCCATTTAGGAAGTTGTACACCAAAATTGAGTTGTTCCCGCGAGCATCGTTAATGCCCGGTGCGGAGTCCAACGGGACAGCAAGGTAGTACCTGTTATCAAACAAGATTCCAACTGACTTGTTGGACAAATCCTTGTTCAGCCTATCAATGTATGGCTGGATATTCTTGGAAATTGGTTCCTCGGCCCCGCGAAGGTTGTAATCGTTAAGGAACTCCACACCATACACCCCATCGTCCGACAGAAACATCATGGTGTTAGCCCTCATCACCACGGACTTGCGAGCTAAGCAGCCAACCTCGGAGGTTAGTTCTGTAACCCTAGTGTCTAGAAGAGTCCCCTGCGTCCCCTTAATCTGGTGGATGCTGTTTCTGTTGAGGACAATCAACGCATCGTCATAGAACCCGTGCATCCCAACCACATAGTCAGCAGTACCACCAGAAATACGAAACTGGTTTTCGATCTGGTCGAAGGTGGTGGTGTCAAGAATGTCGGATACGGCAATCTCATCTGTGATCTTGCGGTCGGTGTAGGTGACTGCGTTGTAAGCCCCAGACTGGTCGTAATAGTACGGAACCCACAGGCGGCGTTGGAAGTGAATACCCCAAGGCGCACCCGGTTGATGCATGAACCCACCGCCCTCGCTGAACCTGCCACCAAACTCAATTTGACCAGTGGAGCCACTTGCAGTGATATTTGCCACAGGCGCAAAAAATTTTATGTTTGTCAGCGTTGCAGACGACACTTGAAAGTCTTTTCCAACAATTGCAGAAAATTCTGGAACCGTGCTTTCGTAAACCCTAATAACATCACCAGCAAATACTGTATCATTGGATACGCCAAGGTTTAAGGAAACCTCTCCATTAGAAACCGAAACTTGGTTACCACTAGAGTTAAATACTTGTGGTTGAGTGTAAGCCCCGCCCGGAGAGAAGGTGAAACCGTCAGTCATGGTGGCGGCAGCCACCCCAAAGGTCTGTGTCTGACTTGTAGTAAAGGTGTATTGGAACTGGTCTTGAGTTAGACCCGCGCCAGAAAGAACCGTAAATGTTCCGTTGGCTGGAGTACCACCAGTTAGCCCGGCGACAACCACAGATGTTCCAGCCGCAAGCCCATGTTCACGAACGCTCATCGTAACGGTGGTTCCACTCTGTGACGCTGAAAGAATGGGCCTACCATTAGGATACCACTCCAACGCCTGCTTACCATCTCTGAATAGCATCACCTTATCGAACACTTGAATCATGTCGGTGTCTTCGCCCAAGGCAGTTCCAGAAGGATATGCGATGTCCTCTGGAACATAAAGGGCATTAGACTCGACCGCAGCCAAGTCAATCTTCTTAGCAACCGTATCCAACGCCACAATCACATATTCCTTGTTGTTGGAGTTGGGATCGCTGAACAAGCAGGAGGCTCGGACATTGGCGTTAGCTGCATCGTTAATCGGCATCTGGGAGAGCGTGCCATTAACATCCGCAACGGAGGTAACTCCAGCCACGGTATACTCCAATGTGTTTGCATTTACATAGGAAAGCAAATAGTCCCCATTTACCGCAGCGTCCAATCCCGCGACTCTAGCCCATCCAGATGATCCAGCGGGAAATCCGTGACTGGACACCGTGATTCGTATAGTCCCAGTGCTAGGTACGGTTACGCCAGATATAGTCTTGGCAACATCGATCAAGTAGAACGGCAACTGCAATGGATTACCACCAACGGTCAACGCACCAGTCCTAGAAACCACCACCTTGCGGGGCTTCCAGTAACCTTCCATGCGCCCGTTCAGAGACTCCCTTACCTCCCCAGCCTTCAACTGGTTTAGTTGCAACCGCTGGTTCACGCCGACAAACCCACGATCACCATCCTCGGCAATCGAGTCATCTAACCCACCAGTAGACCTGAACTGGGACATTAAGCGTAGTACGCAATAACCGTACCAGAGCTAATTTGAACTTTGGTAAAAATACCACCAATGCCACCACCCGCAGCAAGCGTCTTGCCATCAAGGTTGGAAATGTCATCCAAGTTACCAGCAGTCTCTCCAGCACCTGCCTCAATTACGCTGTCAGTAATCGCTTGAATCCAACGGAATAGACCAGTCGCGCTGTCAGCACCAGTAAGCACGATGCCACCCATTTGGCCTTGTAATTGATATGAGTCGCCTCTAGGCATAATATAAATAAAGTATCAACCCAACACCATGTCGGGCATGCTTCTCAAATGCGGAGGGAATCCGAATGCGTCAAGGGGGAACTTGTGGGGACTTGGGCTTGAAGGGGGGTGTTCAAGCCTAAGTCAAACATTGGTCAAGCGTAAGTAAAGTGCCACCCACAGGTTCGCGTGCCGAGGACTAATTGCTCTTGCAGAGGCGCGGGGTGGTAGCGTCAAATTGCAGGGGGAACGCCAACTTGGCAAGTTCCCAGTCGGGAACATCGGGTAAGATTGGGGGCTTGTGAGCGAAAATGCGCTAGTACGGGAATGTAGACTTCGTGCGGCGTTATAGGGGGTAGTGTCGCGTGTAGTCCCCCTTTGGAGAATTTTTGAGGGGGACTAAAACCGCTCCCCCTTTTTTTCGTCGTCGGAAAAATCGACCCCCTCCCCCCAGTACTTGTAACAATGTGTATAATGCGGAGTCCTGTTCCACGGAAATCCCCAACATCTATCAGTGTTCCACGGGATTGGGTGCGGAATCTGGTCGCGCTGCCGTGTTGAGTTGCAGGGTGGACACTAGATATGGTGGTGGTGACCCAGCCTCGCGTGCGTGTTTGTGAGTTTCTAGCGGAAAGTGGGAACGATTCCCCAGTCCCTATTCCCCTCCAATCCACCTGTGATCAGAATAAATTCTAGTCCCAACTCCTACTTCGCACCAGAATGCCCTACAATCGCTTTGACCCCCAATATGGGATCAACACCCACAAGAAAGCCCCAGACGCTGTGTGAGCGATTCTGGGGCAATCTAGAGGGTATCTGGCGCGGTTTGGTGGAAGATGTTGGCTGGATAGTCAGACGAACTCCTGATATTGGCCATTGAGGCGCAGGGGAAGGACTACATCGCGCCTGCCGTTGCGTAGCTTGCCGATCTTGATTCCATCGTCGGCTAGGAACAGCAGGGCATCTGCGTCCTGCTCGATAGCGCGTGACTCGCGCACCTGATTGTTGTCGTTGAGTTGCGAGGCTGAGATGACCGGGCATTGCAGATGCTTGGCTAGTTGCTTCAACCCTCCAGAGACTCTGGCAACCTCTTCTTCCCGTGACTCTCGGCTGGAGCGTGATCCACGAATGAGCTGCAGGTAATCGACCACAACCAGATCCAGACTGCCATGCAGGTCGCGGATGCGTTCTGCCTCAGCCGCGATGCTGTCTATGCTCTGGTTGGAGCTGGAGTCAATCCAGAGGGGAGCGGAACTGATCTGTTCCACACCTGTCTGGATCTTCTGAAGCTCGTGCTTGGCAGCTGTCCTAGGCTGGGTGATTGACCCGTAGTTCGTGTGGGTCATGGTCGAGATGAGTCTGCCGATAACCTCATGCGTCATCATCTCCAGCGAGTGGATTGCGACTGGTCTTTGGTCTGCGATGAACTTGCTGGCGATCTGGAGCATGAGGACGCTCTTACCTCGGCTGGGCTTGCCGGCAATGACCCAGAACTCGCCCGGACGCATGCCACCGCAGATCTCGTCCAACTCGGCTATGCCCGTGGACATGCCGGGCAACCCACCCGAATTGTAGTCCTTGAGCATGTTGGTGATGAACTGCTTGGATGCCTTCTCTGCGTCGATGGATCTCTGCTTACCGCTCACCACCTGCTGGAGGCTTTGGAGTGTGGTACGGAACGAGTCGATAGCACTAGTGGCATCCTCGGCATCGGCAATCTGCCTTGCGGCCTGCTGGGCAAGCCTGCGTGCTTGAAATTCCTTGAGCGTTAAAACCCACTGCGTCCATCCTGCGGGTGTGGGTGCGTAATTGTAGCACTCGACCACCTGACCGGGGCCGCCGATACGATCAAGCTTTCCAGCCTCGTTTAGGTGCTGGATGAGCGAGATCAGGTCATACTGGTTATTGTCGCTGGCTGGAAGCTCGCGGCAGGCTTCCCAGAGTGTCCTAGTGTCTGGGTGGTGGAATGAATCTGCGGTTACTCCGTCAGCGGCTGCACGCTTGAGCAGCGCAGCGTCCTTTAGTATGCTGGAGATGACTGCCTTCTCGGAAGTGTGGGCGGATGGGATGGTGATTGGTTCTGTGTTCATTGGTTCTGTGATTAGATTCCGAATTGGTCGGAGGTTTGGGGCTTTGTAACTGGTTTCTCTTTGGCCTGCCAAGTCCTGACTGCGGCCTTCCACGATTTCATGGGTGACTTTCCGATCACCCAGCCCTTGGACTCGTAGTAGTCGCAGAACTGCTGGGCCTTCAGGAAGCGAGGGTTGAGTGTCATGCCGTAGGCGTGGACTTCGTGGATTGTTGGCTTCTGGAATCTCTGGGGTTGATCCTCTTTATGTTCTCTTGACTGTTCTTTATTAAGGGTAGGTGTCACCATGACACTTCTAGAGGTGTCACTATGACACTTCTCAACTTCCAGAGGTGTCACCATGACACTTGTACAGGTGTCACCATGACACTTCTTAATTTTGTAGACTACTTCATTTCGTCCACGATGACGCTCCACTATTCCGTCTGCTTCCAGCCTGTCCAATGCACGGAAGACTCCACTTCGTGACAACCCGGTATCTGAAACAATCGTTTCAATGTGCGGCCAAGACACGCCTTCATCATTCGCGTTGTCAGCGAGCTTCAGAAGTACCAACTTGGCCTTGGTGTCGGCAAGTGGTGTTTTCCATGCCTGCGATGTGTAGTGAAGGCTCATTCCTGCTCGAAATTGTCTTGGATAAATGTGATGAAGTGTTCTATCGCCCGGCTGCGTGACTTCTCCCCTCGGAAGTGCTGCCTCTGGAGGTGTGCGAGTATTTCCCACGCCTCTGGTGACATGGTGATACTGCGAGCGATGCGGTGCTTGCCTTCTGGGAGTGGCTTACGACCACGCTTACTTTGGTTCTGACTCATGGATTTGTTCTGTGAGGTCTTGAATGGCTAGTTCAAGCAGGTCTAGTTCCTGCGTGAGGCGTGTCGTCTTCCCGTGCTTCTCGGCCTTGAGTCGTCGGAAGTACGCCTCCTTTAGCGTTGCTAGGATGAGTCCTCTGGCGGTGATTGGTTGGTCGGTCATGGCACTTGTGGCAACTGGGAGACGAGCGGAATTCGGAAAGTGCTTTCGGGAGTCCGCAGGTCGCGCAGATACGCCAGCGTATTGGTTCTGTCATTGATAGGTTGGTGAGTCGTTGTCATGGTCGGGCGAGCAGAATGGATCGGCATCGTAAGGCCAAGTTATGACCCTTTCAATGTACAATTCCTTCTCTTCCAACTTCGCCTGCAACCGCTTGTTCTCGACGATCAGCGATGCCTCTCGGTGCTGCGTCTCCCGCAGGATTCGGCACAGGCTAGTGACGCTGATGTGTTCTGATGCTTGGTTGCCGCAGCATCCGCACTCGTAGTCCGTTGGTGCTACCCAGTCCTGCTTGCAGGTAGGGCATTCGTTGTGTTCTGTATTCATGGTTCTGTGGTTAAATGCTATTGTCTTCGATGAATTCTCGCTTGAACATGCTTTCCACGATGTCTGGATGCCATGACATGTAGGTCATGAGCGTTCGGAATACTGTGATCATTTCGTCCAGTGGCGCATCGCGTGAAAACACAAACTCCATTCGTGATCCTTCGTTGAGGATCTCAATCTTTATTTTTCGGTCGTATTGCATGGTGGTGTTGGTTGTGGTGTTGGTTGTGGTTTGTCCTTGCGGAAAATGTCTTCGTAGTTTTGCCCGTAAACCTCGCCATTGACCGGGCGCGGGGCGGATCCTTTTCCTGCGCTCATGGCTGACCTCCTTTCACGGCGGCCAATTGTTCTTCGGTATAAGCGGGAATTCTGCGACACGAGCTATCCCGCAACATCATTTCTATGGCGTTTTGCGCTTCTTTAAGTTCCTCCGCCAGCATGTCGCGTTGCAGCATCATAGCGTTTGCTTCAAGCCGATAGCGTTCTGCTTCCTCCTCCAGCTCACGGTACGCATCCTCGTGAACCTTGTACCCTAATCCGTAATCGCCGCTCACGCTGCACCTCCTTTGTACTGCAGGTAGGCCCAGCCCAGAGCAACCCACCATGCGATTACTGCGGCGATGATTGCCACCCGATCCCAGCGGACATAACGCTGGCGGCGGGGTGGTGGGATGATTGGGAGTGGTAGTTTCATATGCTTGTCTTGTTGGTTAGTAGTTCAGTCAAAAGAGTTCTAAATGCTCGCTCGGCGGTGGCAGGCACGACTCCGTTGCCGAGGAGTCGCAGTTCGTCTGTTCGATTGTCACAGGAGATGTATAATGAACCATTTCCGATAGTTTCCCCGTGTTTGGAGCTATGAATCCGATCCCGTCTGGCCTCTGTCTCGGTTGTTTCCCCCAATGCCCCTTGCTCTCCATTTGAGTTAGGTCTCTGGTCGGCGTTATAACATCCATTGTTGATGCCGTTGGCCAATTCCCTGTTGTTGATAGCTGGAACTCCTGACTCGCATCTCCCTGCGGCGTGATGGGATACTGACAGCTCGGCATAGTCCATCCAATCGGCAGGCCCATCAGAGTTTCCACCCAGCGGGGGTTCAGTTTCGCGGACTTCACTCCAATCGCCACATGATCTCGCAGTTTGTATTTCCCCGCACAACCCTTCCGCATCTCCATCACTCCGCCCTCTCCGTCCGAGGAGCTTGGAGTGCGCCACGACTCTGGGCGGCTCCCATCCGTGCTGGGGTTCGCCGGGGCGGGAAGGCCACAAGTGTTGACAACGCAATGCAGATTTGGTGTCTTGCGCCTCCGGTCCGATGGTGTGTCGTCCATACTGGTCTTTGGTGTCGGCCAGTTCTTCTGCTCGTCCACGACCGCATCGCTCAAGTAGCGTTGCCCCTTGCCAGTTTTGTCGTAATAGGCTCCACGCTCGTTGCTCCCCATGTGCATCGTGGGCCACGATGAACACCCGCTTCCGTTGGTGAGGTGCGCCAACTTCACGCGCAGAGAATATTCCCCACGCCGTTTGATAACCAATCTCTTCCAGCTCTCCAATGACCTCTCGGAGTCCAAGGCTGATGTGTCCTTCGACATTCTCAAAGAAACAGATTCGAGGACGCATAGCTCTAATTCCGTCTGCGATCCAAGGCCACAAGTGTCGTGGATCTTTCTTTCCGAGTCGCTTTCCTGCTGAGGAGAATGGTTGGCAGGGGTAGCCTCCAGTAAGGATGTCCACTCGGTCTCGAAAGCTTTCCCAAGGGAAGGTTTTAAGATCCGTCCATATAGGCGCTGACTCCATGAGTCCCGCTTCCATTTTTGCAACCAAGTTCGCAATGGGGAATGCTTCGATCTCACAAAGAGCGACTGAGCGCAGAGTTGGGAGGACTCTTGCAAGTCCAAGTTCAATGCCTCCGTATCCTGCACAGAGTCCAATGTGTGTAATTGTTTTGGTAGTATCCACATTATGTTGTTTCTATTGGTTAGTAGCTGTGTGTGAATGTTGCGAGGAGGATGGCGGCTCCTACGAACGCTGCACCTAGTGCGCAGCAGGCGAGGGTTTCTATAATGAATTGAATTGTTTTCATGTTGGTTGGTTCTGGTTTGGCGGTGGTTGGTGGTTAGGCAATAGCT